GATGAAATTAATGATATAAAAGATAGCTTAAAAAACTTACATACTAAAGTTGATAGAGCTTTAAATAGGTTAGGTATTGGCTAACATAAACCTACATAATGTGTCTAAAGAAGAAGAGGCACTACATCTTGCGTATAATGATATAATTGCATTTGGTAAATTATTTCTACCTGATGATTTTTTAAGATCTGAAACGCCTTGGTTTCATTATAATATTGCAGATGCTATTAATGACCAAGATATTAAGCAATTAGCTATCATTATGCCAAGAGGACATGGAAAGACAGTATTAACTAAAGCAGACCTTATGAGGTCTTTTTGCTTTAATCAGAAAGATTTTGAGTGGGGATTTATAGATAAAAAGCCTGATCCATTATTTTATGGTTGGGTATCAGCTACTGCAAAGTTAGCTACAGGTAATATGGATTATATTAAGTCTCATATAGAGATGAATGACAAGATACAATATTATTTTGGTAATCTTAAGGGTAAGAAATGGACTGAAGTAGATATAGAGATGGCTAATGGTTGTAAGCTTATATCGAAGTCTAACATCTCAGGTATTCGTGGTGGAGCTAAACTCCATAAAAGATATGATCTCATCGTACTGGATGATTTTGAAGACGAGAACAATACTATAACACCAGAAGCCAGGGCTAAGAATAGTAATCTAATTACAGCTGTTGTCTTTCCAGCACTTGAACCCAAAACAGGAAGATTAAGGATTAATGGTACACCTGTGCATTTTGACAGCTTCATTAACAACCTGATCGTAAATTATGAAAAAGCAAGGAAAGCGAAGAAGGACTTCAGCTGGGATGTTAAGTTATTTAAAGCATTGCAAGATGATGGTACTGTACTTTGGGATAGTTGGTTTCCTAAAAAAGAATTAGAAAGAAAGAAAAAGTTCTATTTAGACTCTGGACAGCCAAGTAAGTTTTGGCAAGAGTATATGATGCAAGTTCAATCAGAAGATGATTCTATATGGACTCGTAGACATATTAAAGAATTTGAAGGAACTTTTCTACATGAACCAGAACAAGGAATATCATTTCTAACCTTAGAAGATGGTAGCGTAAAGCCTGTTAATGTATTTGCAGGTGTTGATCCAGCAACTGACTCTCAAAGAAGAGATGCAGATTTTTCAGTTATTATGGTGATTGCTGTTGATGAAGATAATAACTTATATGTATTGGATTATACTAAAAAAAGAGGTATTCCAGTTCTTGGTATCCCTGGTGAGCCTACTAAAGGCATAGTAGACTATATGTTTGAGATGAACAACATTTATCATCCAAACTTATTTACTATTGAGGATACATCAATGTCAAAACCTGTAATGCAGTCTCTTATATCTGAGATGAAAAGAAGAAATGACTTTGGTGTTAAGTTTAAAGCTGAGAAGCCAGGGACAAGAATGTCTAAAAGAGATAGAATACAAGAAGTACTATCTGCAAGATTTTCAACAGGTCAGATTCATATTAAAAAAGACGATTATGACTTAAGACAAGAAATACTTACATTTGGTCCTCGTATGGCACATGATGATTGTATTGATGCATTAGCTTATGCAGCTAAATATAGTTATCCATTAAAAGGTGTAAATGAAGAAAAAGGTAAATATAGTAAAAGAAAACCAAAAGCAAAAAGTTGGGTTGTAGCATGATGAAGAAAAAATATAAAAAAGGTGGCAAAGCAAAAGATAATTTTGAGCCACATATGATGTATAAAGATGGAAAATCTAAAAAAGCAACAAATTATGAAGAGCATATGTCTTTAGGTAAGGCTGGATGGTCTCATAATAAATCTAAAATGCAAAAAGGAGGTTATCTCTCTGGACCTAAGCATACGCATGGTGGTATACCTGCTATTATTGCTGGGCAAGAACCTGTTGAGTTAGAAGGTGGTGAATATATTGTAAAAGCATCTACTGTTGATGCAGTAGGAAAAGAAAATATGGATACATTTAACAAGACAGGTAGACTGCCTCAAATGAAAAAAGGTGGTGAAATTAAAAAAAGACTTAAAAAGAAAAAAATGGGGGGAGCTATAAAACCTTATGAATCAGCTCCTATCAAAAGATTTCCTAAAGATGTTAAAATGATGGGGCTTGGTGGACAAGTATCTATATCTAATAATAAAGCAAGTTGTGGGGATATAGCTGCAACTCATACACATTCAGGATATAAAGCTGGAGAATAATGGCTATTAAAAAAGCAGAAAGAGTAAAACAACTCTTTAATAGATTAAGAACATCTCATAGAGATCAATGGCAGTATATTAATCAACAAGGTCATGATTTTTCTAATGATAATCAACTTTCTGATAGTGAAAAGAAAGCATTAGAAGATCAAGGTATGCCTACTTTTACTATTAATAGGATTACTCCTGTTGTAGAAATGCTTAATTATTATGCAACTGCTTCTAATCCAAGATGGCAAGCTATAGGTGTTGATGGTAGTGATTCAGATGTAGCAGCTGTATTTAGTGATATGGCTGATTATATTTGGCATAATAGTAATGGTCAATCATTATTATCTAATGCTATTAATGATGCTGTAACTAAATCTTTAGGCTATCTTCATATACATGTAGACCAAAATCAAGACAATGGTATGGGAGAAGTTGTTATATATCAACCTGATCCATTTGATGTATTTGTAGATCCTAAGTCGAGAGATATGTTATTTAGAGATGCAGCTTATATAATGATTAAAAAGATGTTACCTAAATCTCATCTTAAAAAATTATATCCAGATGCAATAAGAAAAATAACTAAAGCTTCTGCTAATGATGGTGAATATTCTTTGTCTCAAAGAACTATGGATTCTGAGCAAAAAGATATATTACAAACAGATATTACATCTACTTTTGATGAAGAAGGTAAGGATGATCCATTAACAGAATATTTTGAATTATATGAAAAAGTTAAAGTTGCATATATAAATGTATTTTATAAAGTACTTCCAAGTCCTCAACAGATTGAAAGTATAAAAATGCAGGCTCAACAAAAAGCAGAAAAGTTTCAAATACAAGCTCAAGTTGAGTTAAAAGAAAAACAAGTTCAAATGGAACAAGCTGTAAAAGCTGGTAAAATGTTGCCTGAAAGAATGCAATTAGAGTTATCTAAAGCTACTGAAATGATACAAAAGCAAATGCAAACTTTAATGGTAGAAACTCAAAGGCAATTAGAAGAAGCTTATACAAGAATTGATAATAAAATAATAACTGAAAAAGAATTTAAAATTTTAATTCAAGATGAAGACTTTGCAAGTTTAATTACTGATCAAATTAGATTTCATGATGATAGAATTAAAGTAACTTGTGTTATTGGAGATCAGTTAATTTATGAAAAAGCTTTGCCTGATAAAATAAAAGACTATCCTATAATTCCTTTTCACTATAAGTGGATAGGAACACCCTACCCTATATCCGCTGTTTCTCCATTGGTAGGTAAGCAAAGAGAGTTGAACAAAGCTCATCAGCTTATGATACATAATGCTTCTCTCGGTTCTTCATTACGATGGCAGTATTATGAAGGAAGTATAGAAATACTCCTCCAGCCCAGGTGCTCTATTGCCTGTTAATCATGGATATGATCAACCTCAAGTTATTCAACCTGCTCAACTCTCAAATGCTTTTTTTGGTATAGTTAATGAGGGTAAAGGAGACATGGAATATCTTGCAGGTATATATTCTGCAATGCAAGGAGATACTCAAGCTACTCAAGATATGCCTTATCGTGGTATGTTGGCTATGGATGAATATGGAACAAGAAGAGTTAAATATTGGATGAAACATTCATTAGAGCCAGCTTTATCTCATGTAGGAGAAATAGTTAAACAATTTAGTCAATCTGCTTATACAGCACATAAAGTATTTAGAATAGTACAACCTTCTGCTATACAAGAAGAAAAAACTATAGAAATAAATAAAACACTTTATAATGATATGGGGCAAGCTATTGGTAAGTGGAATGATTATGCTTCAGCTAAATTTGATATTAGAATTATAAGTGGATCAACTATGCCTGTTAATAGATGGGCATATCTCTCAGAACTTAAAGAATTGCTAAATGCTGGAGTTATAGATTCATTAACTGTATTAGCTGAAACTGATCTTAAAAATAAAGATAAGATAGCAGAAAGATTAGATACTATTAGAAAGCTTCAAGGTCAATTAAAAGGAATGGAAGATCAAGTGAAAGATAAAGAAGGTACTATTGAAACTCTTGAAAGACAACTTGTTCAAGCTGGTATTAAGAATAAAGTAATGCAAGCTGATGTTGAGATTAATAAGAAAAAACAAGATGTTTTAGGTAAATCTGATAGAGAGTTTCAGCAAACAAATGCAGAACAAATGAATTTAAGAAACAAATTAAAGACTGAAGCAGAGTTTAAAAAGAAAGAAATGACTCAAGCTATAAAAAACTTTGAAAAAGATTTGAAAAATAGAAGTAAACAATAATAAATTAAAATAAGGGAAAAAACAATGAAAAATGACAGTAACCCTGGAATCGAAGAAGTATTGCAAGGCGATACCGAAGATACAGGCTCTGATAGTTTTTTTGATAGTTTAGAACAACAAGTAAATGGACAAGTTTATGATGAACAAGTCCAACCTCAAGACGAACAGGTAACTCAGCCTCAGGCTGACTCTGAAAAAGTACAAGAGGCTACTGATTGGAAAAGTGAAGCTGAAGGTCTTAAGAAAAGATATTCAGATTCCAGTCGTGAAGCTCAAAGACTTAAGGCAGAACTTGAACAGGTTAGTGGTTATGCTAAATATAAGCCTTTGATAGATCATTTAAATGAAAATCCTTCAGCTGTACAGGCTTTAAGAAATAATATAAATGGTCAAAATGATTTAACTACGCAGTTTGGTGAAGATTTTATTTTTGATGGTGATGAAGCTGTAAAAGATCCTAATTCTGATTCAGCTAAAGCCTTAAAACAAATGATTGACCAAGAAGCTAATAAAAGAGTTAATAGTGTTTTAAATGCAAGAACTCAACAAAATCAAGCTGCAATCGCTGAAGCTGAAAAGCAAAGGCAGGTTGAAGATTTTGTTAAAAGAACTGGCATTCAAGAAGCTGAATTTAATGAATTGCAAGATTGGGCTTCTCAAAGAGAGCTTACAATGGATGATATTTACTATTTAAAAAATAGAGAAAATGCAGCCAACAATGTAGCTAATAACACTAAACAAGAAATGTTAAATCAGATGAAAGCAGTTAGGGATATACCCGCAAGTGCGAGTAATGCAAATAGTGCTCCAGATAGCAAATCTCCAGATGATGCAGTTTTTAACATCTTGAAGGGGATGGATGATGAAGGAGTAGAAAACCTGTTCGGTTAATCTTTTAAGATAACTGAACTTATTTTGATTTTAAAATAGGAGACAGTTATGTCTGATTATATTAGTTCGTTAAATCCAAGTAGCGATCTTTCTGTCACAGATGCTGGTGGTTTTCAGGGTGCTTCCACTATGGACACTGGTGACCTCAGAAGGAAGTTTAATTTTGGAAATCAAGTTAGTGAGCTTTCAGTAGCTCAAGATCCATTTTTTAGATTTGTTTCTAAAGTAGGTAAAAAGCCTACAGATGATTCATCTTTTAAATTTACTGAAAAAAGAAATTCATGGCATAAAAGATATGTTTATCTTGAAAAATTTGGTTCTGGTTTTGCAACTGCTTTAAGTACAAATGCAAACACTCAAGATGCTCAAGATGATACTTTTTATGGTAAGTTTGGTACAGATTTTAAAAACACTGGTAACCTTACAAATATTTATGGTAAGTCAATTACCTATGAAGTAGGTGATGCAAATACTAAGCCTACATTTTTATTACCTGACCAACTTATTAAAGTTCCAGTAGCAGATGTAGATAATACTTCAGATGCTGGTTCTGTAACAGATTATCAAGTAGTTAGAATTACAAGTGTTGTTGATAATGGTAACTATGTAAATGTAACAGGTAAGGTTGTTAAAGGTGTTGGTACTGGGAAGTACTATATGGGTGTTCCTGCTTCAATAGAGCAAGGTGCAGGTACTACAACAGCAAGTGAAGAGTCTTTAGCTCCTTATAAATGTTATGTAGTAGGTTCAGCTCACCAAGAAGGTTCTGGTTATCCTGAAACTTGGGCTGATCAACCATATTCAACAGGTTATGGATATACTCAAATCTGGAAAACTTCAATGGCTATGACTAATACTGCAAGAGCAACTGTTCTTAAGTATGAGCCAAATGAGTGGGCAAGAGTATGGAAAGATAAACTTGTTGAGCATAAGTATGATATTGAACAATCATTATTGTTTGGTACTCAATATCAAGATACTACTGCTGGTGGTCAAGTTCAATATACTCAAGGTGCTGTTGATTTTATTAGTAGTTATGGTAATACATTTAGTTTAGCAACAGCTACTAAGACAGCAGATGACTTCTTAGATGATTTATCAGCTTATATGGATCCAAGATACAACAATTCTAAAGCTACAGTATTCTTTGTTAATACAGGTGTTTATAATTGGTTGCATAAACTTGGTGGATACTTCAGTAATAATCTTAATATCAATTCTAACTTTAGTGCTGATTTAGCAGTAACAGGTAGAAAGAAAGTCTTAGGATTAGATGCTACTAACATTACTACACCATTTGGTGATATGAATGTTGTTAGAAATATTCACTTAGATGGAACTAATGTTAAAATGCTTGGTGTTAATATGAAGTATGCTAAGTATAGACCTTTAGTTGGTAATGGAGTAAACAGAGACACCTCAGTATATGTAGGTGTACAAACACTTGAAAACTCTGGTGTTGATAGAAGAGTTGATTTAATCTTAACAGAAGCTGGGATGGAATGGTCAATGCCTGAATGCCACGCTATCTGGTCTTAAAGGAGGTATATTATGGCTAATCCAATGTACGGACAAAATAAAACAGATGATGCATTAGACTCTGCTTATGCTCTTCATAAGGGTGCCCCGATTCATTCTGTTGTAAAAACAGATAGTGGCTCTATTACAGTTACAGCAGCAGCAAATACTGATTCTACTTTTACACAACCTGCTAATACATTTTTAAAGGATTTAATTTTAGTTCCTAAAAGTGCAATTACTGTAGGTGATAATGGAAGTGATGAACTTGACTTCGGTCTTGGTACATCTGCAGGTGGTGGTCAATTATTAGCTAATAAAGCTTTACTTGATGGAGCTGATGTATCAGCAGCTGCTAATGTTCCTTTTTATATGATAGAAAATGGAATGGGTAAAGCTGCAAATGGACATATTTGCTCTGGTGTTGCAACATCTGAAGCAAGTGCAGTTGCAGCGAGCTTATATAGTTCAGCTGAACGAACATTACATGTTAGATTTACTCCAATTAACCAAAACTTAGCAGCTACAGGGTCAATAACTATTATAGCAGTATTTGTTGATTGTTCAGCTACTAAAATACATGGATAGGAGTAACTTATGGCTAATGCAAGAATAGGTTCACATCCTTCGCATGGGTATCAAGTAGTTGAAACTGTAGATACTACTAAACAGCTTGATAGAAATGATTCAGGAAAAGTATTTATGTTAGATAATACTTCTTCCTTTACAATAAATTTACCAAAGTTATCTACTGAAATAGCTGGATGGCATTGTAAGTTTGTTCTTTCAGTTGATGGTAGTAATGCTGTTTATATAATGGCTCATGGTTTAACATCTGCTGGAGGTGCAGTAGCAGTTTCAGAAGATGCTGAAACAGTTAGATACAGAGAAATACCTGGAACTGATGAATCTGGTGGCAATGAAGTAGATGATGATGGTATTAATATTCATGCTAATTCAATAATAGGTGATACTTGGGAAATTATGACAGATGGCTCTTATTGGTATATAACAGCTCAGATTAATAATGTAGACCATTCAGCTACTGTAGATGCTGACTAACAAATAACTTAGGGTAGCTCAAGGGTTTCCTTTGATTCTTGGGCTACTCTACCTTAGTAATACAACTCATTCACGCTTAGTCAAGGCTTAGAGAGGGAGGAAATTTGGCAACATTTTTAGCACAAGTAAATGCTTTAACAAGCTTAGAAATAAGTGGTTCTACTGCAGATCCATCTCAAACTGAACTTTCAGAGTTCTTGAAAGATGGAGTAATGGATGTAACTAATAGATGCATTCAATTAAATCCTCAAGATAAAAAATTATTTACAGCAGAAAGTGCAGAACAAACTTCTAATAATAGTTTTACTGTAAAAGGTGAAATCTTATCTGTTGTTAGAGAGTCTGGAACTGATAATGACTGGAGAAGCTGTAGATATATAAGTCCTTCTATGCAAGGTAGAGTAGTAGATACTGATAGCTTAAATTTTGCTTCAAAATTTAATCCTGTTTATACTATCTTAGATAATGGTAAGATAAATGTATTCCCAACCCCTGGTAGTAATCCAGATTCATTTAAAGTTTATTATATAAACAATGATCCTAAAAGAGATTCAGATGCAGCTATATTAGCATATGATTCTGAAGATATAAGATTTTTTCCTAAAGACAAAGTATATCTTGTAGTTATATATGCAGCTATAAAGTCTTTAGAGTCTAAAATGGCTAACTTTGCTATAGATGAAGAAGATGGTGAATTAGTACAAGCTATTTCTTCAAACTTAGCTTCTCTTAAACAACAATATGCAAGTGCATTTACATCTATGGCTCCGCCACAACCTCAACAACAAGGAGGTAGATAATGAAAGTTTCTGAAGTAATGGAAAGAACTGGTATGACTGAAACAGGTCGTGCAGTTGCTTATATAAAAGATGCTCTTGAAGAAATCAATATGATTTCTCCTACTCATGTAACTACAGTAAGAATTAATATAACAGAAAATCAAAGATATTATGATTTGCCTCATGATATGCTTAAAATGACAGATGTAAGATGTAAGAATCATTTTAATAGTAAAGATGAGTATAGAAGTATTCCAAGACATATGTTTGAGCCTTATACAGAAGATGCAGACCAGGAGTTAATATAAATGGCTTCTCCTAAAGAGTATGGATACTTTATAAAAGGTAGCAAACTTTCTATTATAGAAAAAGATACAGCCTTAGACAACGATATTAATAGTAGAGATTATGGACCAGATGTTCATAGAACAAAATTTGTTTCTCCAAGATCTTCTGTAACAGATGGAATAGAGTTAGAATATATATATAGTCCTAAGTATCATATAAATGATGTATCAGATACTCAAGCTATTACTGGATATGAAGAAGATTCAAATGGTTTTTTAAAAGTTACTGGCAGTGGAATGTCTACAGATACAGCTGTTGATTATATTGTAATAAGAGGTTCGGATAAATTAAATGGACTTCATAAAGTAACAACAAGACATTCATCATATTGGATCTTAACTACAAAATATAATGGTGATGCTGTAACAGAATCTATAACAGCTTATCAAGATATAGATGTATTAAATAATGAGTCAGATGAGCTTCCATTATCAGAATATTTATCTAAAGCAGTAGTGTATTTTGTTAAAGCTAAGATGGCTGAAGATATAGGTCAGTTTGATTTAAAAAATGCTATGATGAGAGAGTTCTACAGAATAGTAGAAAAGAATGACAATGCAAAAATTCATACAATAAGAAGAGTTGCACCTCATAGTGCAGCAATAAGATAGGAGTCAGAAATGGCAGATTTACATAAGTTTACAGTACAAGAGTCTTTAAATGCTTCTCAAGGGCATGCAGGTGGCTGGTCTGTAAAAGATAAACAAACAATCAATACAGCTGCAAGTGCAACTACAAAACATCACCCATTAGATAGTGCTACTACTATTATTTTATTGCAACCTACAGTAGATATGCAGTTTTCATTTACAGTAGCAGAAACAGATGTGAATGCAAATAATGATTTACATTTACCAGGTGATGTTTTAACATCTTTAGTTGTTCCAAGGAATTTAGGAAGTACAATAAATTTAAATTATATTGGTAAAAGTAATAGTGGTATACTAAAAATAGTAGAGGTATAGTATGTTAAATGGAAACATAGGTTCGGTTCGTCAGGCAATAAAAACTCAAACCAGTAATATATCTGTAGGTAGTGGTACACATACAGCTATATCAACTGGTTTAAGAAATATATCATTTGGAGAAGATGCTGGTAATGCAGTAGATAGTGGCTCAGATAATGTTTACTTAGGACATAATGCTGCTAAGATGAAAACAGGTGGTGGTAACAATGTAATTATTGGTAGTTTAGCTTTTGATGCAGCAGATAGTGGTGAAGGAAATAATGTTGTAATTGGTAAAGGTGCTGCTGGTGCTGTAAATGCTTCTGGTACTGATGATAATGTTGTAATAGGAAATATGGCTCTTAGTACTGCTGCTGGTGGACAAAATGTAAAAAGAAATATAATTATAGGTTCACAAGCTGTGCAAGCAGATGTAGCAGTTGGAACTTCAAGAGATGGAGATATATTTGCTATTGGTTATAAATCATTAACTGCTCTTACAACTGGATTAAAAAATATGGCTATTGGCTATGAGACTATGAAAGAGCATACTACAGGAGCTAATAATATAGCAATAGGCTATGGAGCTATGAATGAAACAGCTGGTACTAATTCTTCTACAAGTTCTGATAATATGTTTATAGGTGTAAATTCTGGTGGTGGTAATTGGGCAGATGAAACTTCTGCATATAATATTGGTATTGGAAATGAAACTCTATCAGGTGCATTAAATGGAGCTAATTATAATTTTGCTATTGGTTATCAAGCTATGCAGGTACATACAACTGGAGACAGAAATATAGCTATTGGCTATCAAGCTATGCATGATACTAATGCAGATGCAGCTTCTATGGCTTCTAATGACAATGTCTTTTTAGGATATAGTGCAGGTGGAGGTGAATGGCAAGCAGGTGAATCAAGTCATAATATTGGAATAGGAAGTTATGCTTTAGATGGTGCCTTACAAGGTGCTGTTGGTAATGTTTGCATAGGTCAAGAAGCAGGTGGAGCAATAACACAAGGAATACATAATACTTGTATTGGCTTTCAAGCTGGTGATGCTTTAACAACTCACTCTAAAAATGTAGCTATAGGTTCTCATACATTAGGAGAAGCTGGTGCAGATTATAATGTTGCAATAGGGTATGAAGCAGGGAATGACTGTACATCAGACAGTAATACACTTGTAGGTTATCAAGCTGGAGATTCTGTTACTACTGGACAACAAAATACAGGTATAGGAGCAGAAGTTGCTTTTGATATAGATGCTAATAATCAAACTTGTGTAGGATATGGAGCTACAACAGCAAGTACAGGTGCGAATACAATAATGCTTGGAAATAGTAGTGTAACAGATGTTTATATGGGAGATGATGGAAATGCATGGTCTCAAGTTTCTGATGAAAGGTTAAAAAGAAATATAGAGGATTGGAATGTGGGGCTTGAAGCTATAAATAAATTGAAGATAAAACAGTTTCAATTTAAAGAAGACAATGTATTTGGATTTTCATCAGATAAAATTAGACAGGGCATTATAGCTCAAGAAGCTATAAAAGCTTTACCTCAAATGGTTAAAACCAATTCAGAAGGATGGATGACAGCTAATAATGAACCTATGACTTGGGCTATGGTTAATGCGATACAAGAATTATCACAACAAATAGAAGATTTAAAGAAAGGATAGAATATGTTTAATTTTAAAAATTGGACAACATTAAAAACAGCTGGTAAGGTAGCTTTTAAAAAAATAGCAGAAGTTGCTGAAGTAAAAGATAGTGATGGGAATATAACTACTCATTATAAACCATCTTATATTGCTCTTGAGAAAAAGTCATACAATCCAGATACAGGTGTAGAATATACAAAAAATATTGAAATGTCCTTATCTCAATTAGAATCAGCAAAAACTATTAAAACAGCTGAAAAAACAACTCTTCAAACAGAGATTGCAGAAATTGGTAAAATGATAACACAAATAAAGAAAGTGTAAAATGAAAACTAAAGAAGTAACAGAGACTAAAGTATCTGATAATGGACAAGTAGAAAAAGCAACTCCAGAGATGGAATTAGAGTCTATTAGAAAACAATATGAAGATGCTCTTAAGCAACAACAGCAGTATGCTAATCTTGCTCAAAGATGTTTAGGTGCTATAGAGATACTTGAAAGAATGGTGGATAGTGAAGATAAATAATCCATATAAGTGGTATACATCTTCTACATATATACTTAAATACTATCAACCGAAAGGAGTAGTTTACATTGTTAGTTGAATTTGAAGAGATTATAGAAAAAGTCTTAGAGCATGAAGGTGGATATGTAGATGATCCTACTGATGCAGGTGGTGAAACAAAGTATGGAATAAGTAAGAGGGCATACCCAGATGAAG